CTTTTCTTTTCGGTAACACGGGAAAATCGCCAAGGGGGCGCGCCTCGGGGGAGGGTAGCGATGGGGGGGAAGGGGAAGCGACGCGTTGCGTCATCGGCCGCGCGTCTCGCCGTGCCCAAGCTCGAGCAGTTCGGGGGCGACGAGCTCGCGCGCACCTACACCGCCGCCCTGATCCGCGCCGCCGAGCCGGGCCACTTCACCGGGCTGCAGGCCGGGCAGCTCGTCGCCTACGGCCTGGCCATGGCCGCCGTGCAGCGGGCCAGCGAGAAGCTGCAGCGCAAGCGGATCACCGCGAAGGAGTTCCTCACCTGGTCGGACGTCCGCCGGCGTGAGTCGATGGTCGTGGCCTCGCTCGCGACGAAGCTGCGCATCACCGCCACCTCGACGCTGCCGAAGAGCCGCGACCTGAACGCGCGCGCACGCGAGGCCGCGGCGCCGGCGAGCTCGGCCGCGACACGGGGCACGGCCATGGGTCACAACCCGCTGGGCGAGGGTCGCGGCGGGTCGGGCTCTGGGTTCGTGCAGTAGACCGGGATGGCGAAGCGCTCGCGCGGGGTCGAGATCGCGCACGCTCTCAAGGCGTTCGCCGAGCAGCACAAGGTGCCCGAGGGCTCACTCGTCGGGAAGCGGATCGAGATCCTGCCCTGGGAGATGGAGTTCTTCGCCGGCGCCTTCGGTGACGGCCCGGGCGGCGAGCGGATCCGCACGGCGATCCTCTCCATGGCGCGCCGCAACGGCAAAACGTTCGTCATCGCGCTGATCGTCTGCGCCGCGCTCTACGGCCCGCTCTACCGCTCGGGCGCCCGGATCGCGAGTCACGCCCGCTCGAGGAAGCAGGCCCGGATCATCTTCGACTACTGCGTCAAGCTGATCCAGACCTCGGGCTTCGAGCACCTGGTGCGGATCAAGCCGAGCGCCGGCGAGATCGTGGGCTACCGCTACGAGGGGATGCCGCCGCCCGAGTACGTGGCCATGAGCGCGGAGGCGTCGACCTCGGTGGGCTTCGGGCTCTACCTGGCCATCGGCGACGAGGTGGGGCAGATCCGCGGCCCCTCGGATCCGCTCTGCGAGAACATCGCGACCTCGCTGGGCTCCTATGACGACTCGCTCGAGATCCTGATCTCGACCCAGGCGCCCAGCGATCAGGACTGGTTTTCGATCCAGATCGACGCGGCGAAGGACGACCCGCACGCCTTCGTGATGGTGCACGCGGCGCCCGACGACGCCGACCCGGGCGACGAGGCGGCCTGGTTGCAGGCGAACCCGAGCGCGGGCCACTCCCGGTCGCTGGTCGACATCCGGCGCCAGTACGAGCGGGCCACGAAGGCGCCCTCGCTCATGGCCAGCTTCCGCAACCTGATCCTGAACCAGCGCGTGAGCGCCGAGGCCGGGCTCTTCGACGCGGCGACCTGGCGGGCGTGCGCGCGGCCGATCGACCTCGAGGTCTTCCGCACGGGTCGCGTGGTGGGGGGTCTCGATCTCTCGCTGCGCTCCGACCTGACCGCCCTGGTGCTCCTGGCCGAAGACCCAGCCACCGAAGAGGTGCACTGCCTGCCCTACGCCTGGAGCCCATCGAGCACGATCCTCGCGCGCGAGATGACCGACCGGGCGCCGTACTCGACGTGGATCGAGCAGGGCTTCCTGCGCGTGATGCCCGGGCACGTGATGCGGATCGCGGACCTGGCCCGCGAGGTCGTGGCCGAGGTCGAGCGCTACGACGTGGAGCGGGTGCTCTACGACCGCTGGCGGATCGAGGAGTTCCTGCTCCACGTGGGCGAGATCGCCGGCGGCCAGCTCGACGCGAGGTGGGACCAGGACGAGTCCGCGATCTTCTGGCCCTGCGGCCAGGGCTACAAGGACATGGCCCCCGCGCTCGACGCGCTCGAGGAGCTCGTGCTCGGCGGCCGCCTGCGCCACGGCGGCAACCCCCTGCTGACCATGGCCATCGCCAACGCCGTCGTGTCGACCGACGCCGCCGGCAATCGAAAGCTGGTGAAGCAGCGCTCGGCGGGCCGCATCGACCCGGCCGTGGCGCTTGCCATGGCGGCCAAGGCTCTGATCGAGGGAGAGGCCCCGGAGTGCCTAGGCGACTCGGTGGGCGTGGCCTTCTCGAGCGATCTTGCCGGACGGAAAGGTTCAGGTTCCGCTTGACACTGTGCCCGAATCTGTCACACGTCTATGCCTGGGGGGCACCGTGTGAGGATTCCCGATCTCTTCGGGCAGCTCGAGGCGGCGGCCGGTGGCCGCTACCGCTTCATAGCGTCCACCGAATCGAAGGACTCCTACTCGCGCGTGATCCGGGCCTCCGGGTGGCAGCTCGACGAGTTCCGCGCCAACCCCGTCATGCTCTGGGACCACGGCAACTCGAGCGCGCTCGAGCGGGAGCCGATCGGCCAGGTGCCCACCATCGCCGTCGAGTCGTACCGGGGCCGCCCCGCTCTCATCGCCGAGGCCGAGCCGGCGCCCGTGCTCTCGCCGGTGGCCGAGCGACTCTGGAAGCAGGTCGACGCAGGCACGATCCGCGCCGTCTCGATCGGAGCTCGGCCGACCAAGCCCCCCGAGTACCACTTCGACGCCGCCGGCAACCTCGACTTCACCGAGTACACGGGGCAGAAGCTCACCGAGCTCTCCCTCGTTTCGGTCGGCGCGAACCCCGACGCCCTGCGCATTGCTGCCAGTGCCTTCGGCCCGGACTTCGCCGCCGTCTTCGGGCCGTTGGCCGTCCGGGCGGCCTTCTCGGCCGACCAGCGGCCCGACCCCTCCCACCGTTCCAAGGGTGCCGATTGGCGCCGACGCGAGCGTCTCGCGACGCTCTAGGAGACCCACCCATGCGAAAGCCCATCGGCGAGCAGATCAGCGAGGCCCTGGCCAAGCGCGAGAACCTGCTCAAGCTCCACGAGGCCATCGACCTCCAGGCCAGCGCGGCCGGCAAGCCGCTCACCGACGAGGACATCGCGAACAAGGCGAAGCTCGAGGAGCTCGTCGCGGCCTGCAACTCCGAGCTGAAGGCGCTGCGCAAGCGCGAGCTGCTCTTCGCCTCGTGCACCGAGAGCGACGTCGAGGCGGGCCTCTCGCAGACCCCGCGGCAGCCCGCGAAGCCCGACGACGGGAGCGCCACGATCACCGGCCGGCCCCGGAACGTGGAGACCCCGAAGTGGGGCGGCCACGGCCTGGCGCTCTTCGCCCACTGCCTCCACAAGGCGGGCGGCAACGCCCAGCAGGCCGCGATCTACGCGGCCAACCGGCTGAACAACCCGGCCATGGGCAAGGTGCTCGAGTTCTTCGCCATGCACGGCGACCAGATGCACAACGAGATGCTGAAGGCCGCCGACCCCGGCACCGGCACGACCACGGGGGCGACGTTCGTGGAGCCGCTCATCGAGTGGCGGCGCGCCGGGCAGATGTTCATCGAGATGTGGCGCGCGAAGACGATCCTCGGGCGCCTTCAGACCATGCGCCTCTCGTTCGGCGTCGACGGCAGCGTGACGATCCCCCGGCAGACCGCCGGCAGCGTGGGCGCGTGGGTCGCCGAGGGTGCGGCCATCCCGGTCGACAACATCGCGCTCGACTCGATCCAGCTCATCCCCCGCGAGCTCGGCACGATCATCATCCTCACCAAGAAGGCGATCGAGCACTCGAACCCGAGCGCGCTCGCCGTCGTCCAGAACGACCTCATGGAGGCGAGCGCCCGCACGGTGGACGTGACCTTCCTCGACGCGGCGGCGGCCACCACGGCCCGGCCGCGCGGCGCCTTCGCATCGGCGGGCAGCGTCACGGCCTCGGCCGCCGTCGGCGCGCTCGTGCAGATGGACGCCGACGCGAAGGGGCTGCTCAACCACTTCTCGAGCAACAACATCCCGCAGACCGGCATGGCCTGGCTCATGCACCCCGCCGCGCAGCGCGAGATCCAGTTCATCCGCGACACGAACGGGAACCGGGTCTACCCCGAGGCCGGCCAGGGCATGTGGCACGGGATCCCGATCATCGACTCGACGCAGTGCGACGCCGACACGATCGACCTCGTGGCCGCCGGGCACATCATCGTGGCCGACGACTTCGGCCCCATGATCGACCTCTCGACCGACGCCACGCTGCACCGAGACGACGCCCCGAATGCGGACATCGCCGTGCCGGCGACGGGCGTGGTCTCCATGTACCAGACCGCCTCGGTGGCGATCCGGCTGACCCAGGGCCTCTCCTGGGAACGGCGGCGCGACACCGTGACGGCGCGCTGCGCCAACGTCAACTGGGCCTGATCGGAGAACGCATGTCGAAGAGCAAGCAGGACGAGACCCTCCCGCCGGCGGCCAGTACGGACCCGGAGCCGGCGGCCTCTCGCGCGAAGATCCGGCCCACGAAGATCACCGTCGAGGTCGTCGCCGCCGACGTCGTGCACCCGCTCACCGGCGCCCCGGTGGCGCTCGGCGAGCACCTCACGGTGCAGGCCAACTTCGCCGACGTGCTCGTGCGCGTGCGCAAGGCGAAGTACCTGCGCGTCGAGGACCACCCGCGCGTGCGCTCGGGAGCCGTCAAGCTCGATCCCGCGAAGGGCTAGCCCATGCCCCGGTGGCTCGGAAGCCGACGCACCCGCGCCGAGGCCGCGCGCGCTGCCGAGGCCGCGCAGGCCGAGCAGGCCGTGGCACTCGAGGCGCTGCCCGCGACCGTGACCCTCGACGCGGGTCCGTGGAGCTCCGCGCTGCAGGCCAGCTTCGCTAACTCGCCCACCGCCTGGGCGAATCGCCCGCGCAACTGGTTTCAGCTCGGGCAGCGTGAGCCGGTGAGCATGAACGGCGAGGCGATCGCCGCCGTCTACGCCTGCCAGTCTCTCATCGCCGAGAGCGTGGCGCCGGTGCGGCTGCGGCACGTGCGGCGTGAGAGCGGCGTGCTGGTCGAGCTCGAGGAGTCGGCCACCGCGCGGCTGCTCGCCCAGCCCAACTACTACCAGAGCGGCCTCGAGTTCATGCTCTACGCCATGCTCGCGCTGCTCTCGCACGGCAACGCCTACGCCTGGGCCGAGCGCGACTCGGTGGGCCGCGTGGTGGCGCTGCACCCGGTGGCGCCGAGCTACGTGCAGATCCAGCGCGTGCGCGAGACCGGCGACTACTTCTACCACGCGCCGATCTCGGCCTGGGACATGCTCGACCGGCCCCTGGTGATCCCGGCGCGCGACGTCTGGCACCTGCGCGGGCGCACCCGGCACGACCCGCTGGTGGGGCTCTCGCCGCTCGTGGCCACCTACTACGTGCAGGTGATGCAAGGCGAGATGCAGTCCACCTCGGCCGAGTTCTTTCTCAACAAGGCGCGGCCGGGCGGGATTCTCACGACCGAGAGCAACCTCACGCCGCAGCAGGCCGAATCCTATCTCGAGGCATGGGAACGGGGCGCGCGCGAGGGATTCGCGGGGAAGACCGCCGTGCTCGATCGCGGCCTCAACTACCACGACCTGACGATGAGCGCCGTCGATGCCGCCTTCGTCGAGCAGTACCGGCTCACCGTCGAGGAGATCGCGCGAGCCTACGGCGTGCCCGGCTGGATGATCGGCCTCGGCGACCCGAGCTACAGCAACGCCGAGACGATGGACCGCGCCTTCCACGCGCGCACGCTCCGCTACTACTTCGACCTGATCGAGCGCTCTCTGGGCAAGTTCCTGCGCCTCGGCTACGGCCAGGCGCTCGACTTCGCGACCGAGGAGCGGCTGGCGAAGGTCGACACCCAGCAGCAGCTCGAGGGCTACCGCACCGCCGTGCAGGGCGGGCTCCTCACGCCGAACGAGGCGCGCCAGCGCCTGGGCCTGCCGCCGCGTGCCGAGGGCGACGAGCTCCTGGTGCAGCAGCAAATGGTCCCGCTCTCGCGCGCGCTCGAGGAGCCGGAGCCCGTTGCCGGGCCGGGGGCGCCCGGCGAGAACCAGGGGCCGGACGGCAAGTTCGCGCCCAAGCCGGTTCCGATCCGTGAGGCCCGGGCATGAGCGGGCTCATCGTCTCGCTGCCGCCCTGGGCGGCCAACAACTCGCTGCTCGACGGCGCACCCCGCGAGTTCTTCACCCTGCCCGAGGCGATCACCGCCGTCCGGCTGGACGCCCGTCTCAACACGGCCTCGGTGGCCGCCGTCACCGTCACCGTCACCGACGGCACGAGCTCGATCGTGCTCACGATCCCGGGCGGCACCCTGCACGCCTCGGTGGCGCAGACCGTGACCCTCGGCCCGGGGCCGATCACGTGTCAGACCGACGGCGCCGATGCGGGGGCGGGATTCAGCGGGTCGCTGTGGCTCGAAGAGGTCGCGGCGATGCCTGCCGGCGTCGTCGGGACGGGGCTCGTCTCGCTCGACGACCTGAAGGGCGCGCTCGGCATCGTGGGCGCCACCGCCACCGAGGACGCCTGGTTGACCCGCCAAATCGACGTCTTCTCGTGGCGGATCCGCTCCTACTGCAACCGCCACTTCAACCTGCGCCGCTACCTCGAGCGCTTCGAGCGGCCCGACTCGATCATGGTCCGCGAGGCCCCGATCGTCACCGTGCACTCGCTCACCGCCGGCGGCCTGGCCGTCACCCCGTCGACGCTGCGCCTCGATCTCGAGGTGGGGCGGGTGTCCCCACCGGCCGAGGAGTCGACGCCGCTCTGGACCGGGTACGACCCCGTGCTGATCGACTACGAGGCGGGCTGGGATCCCGTGCCCCCCGACGTCGCCGAGCTCGTCTACACGGGCATCTCCAAGCGCTGGGATGCGTTCCGCGGCGGCGCCTACACCCCCGAGCCCACGGGCCTCGTGAAGCGTGAGACGGTGGCCGACGCCGGCACCGTCGAGTTCGCGATGCCGTCGAGCTCGCGGCTCTCGGAGTTCAGCGACTTCCTGCTGGGGATTCCGCTCTCGTCGCTCGACCCCTACGTGCGGCCGCTCCACTCGACGGGCGTGGGCGATTCGCTCTCCACCTGGGAGCTGGCACCATGAGCTGGCCGTCCCCCCACGTGTGGCGGCGAATAGCCCGGCCCGTCGAGATCCTCGACGACGCGCGCGTGAGCCTCGGCACCGTGCTCGGCGTGCTGCGCGGCAACGCCGAGCGCGAGCTCGACGGCGGCGCCGCGCTCTACGACGCCACCGTGATCGTGCCCCGCTACGAGCTCGAGGCGGCGGGGATCGCCGGGCTGCGGCGCTTCATGCACGTCCGCGATCCCATGGACGGCTCGCTCTTCTCGGTCGCCTCGGCCCGCACCGCCGTGATGCGCGGCTCGGCCGTCGAGAAGGCCCAGCTCGAGGGCCTGAAACAATGAGCTCGCCCACCGTCCGCAGCGCCATGCGCGCCCTGGCCACGAGCCCGAGCTGGCCCGCGGCGATCCCGTACCGGGAGACCTTCAACGCCTACGTGGACCCGGACACGATCGAGGGCGCCTGGTCGACGACCGAGTACGAGATCAGCGAGACCGAGCGGATCGCGCTCGGCCGTCACGAGTACCTCGAGCGCGGGACGATCACCGTCCGCGTGCGCGCGCCCCGCGGCGCCTCGTACGCGGCCATCGAAGCCGCGGCCGATGCCGTGCGGCCCGTGATCCTCGGCCACCTCTGGCCGAGCTCGATCGGGATTCAGAGCGTGGGGGCGATGGCCGTCCTCTCGGCGGGAGGGTCGGGCCTGCACGTCGAGGCCGAGATGCCCGTCCAGTACGTCTACCAGCACGGAGGGGGGCTCTAAGTGGCACTCTCAGATACCGCCAGAATCGCCATCATTCGCGAGGTCACGCGGGGAGTCACCCCGGCGACGCCCGCCTTCGAGATCCTCCGCATCAACAGCGAGTCGATCGTCTGGGAGGCCGAGAGCGTCCCCGATCCCGAGCTGAACCCCGACCGCACCCTGCGCGACGTGATCGGCACGGGCGGCGCCGTGCGCGGCTCGCTCGAGACGAACCTGGCGTTCAACGCGACTTTCGATGATCTCTTCGAGGCGATCTTCGGCGCCGCGTGGGTCTCGGACGTGCTCGACCCCGGGACCACGCTGCTCACGTTCACGATCGAGAAGCGGCTGCTCAACGAAGACGGCAGCTACAGCTACCACCGCTTCACGGGCGTGACCTTCTCGAGCGTGCGGATCAGCTCGCAGCCGGACGCCCCGGTCACCTGCACCTGGACGGTGCGCGGCGGTCAGTACAGCGTCGATACGGCGATCATCGCCGGCGCGACCTACGTCGACCCCTCGCCCGATCACACCGTGGCCCCCGCGATGCGCGGCCAGGACATGGTGCTCAACTTCAGCGGCTCCCCGGCGATCGTCAGCCACTGCTTCACGGCGTGCGAGTTCACCGTGGACAGCCAGGTGAACGCCACCAAGTGCCTCGGGATCGAGGGGGAGAACGATCTGCACCTGGGCAAGTTCGTGGTCCCGTTTACGGCGAACGTGGTCTACAAGGGCGTGGCCATGATCACCCGGTGGCTCGACCAGACCTCCGTCGTCTTCCAGATCGCTTTCTTCGACACCACGGCGAGCCCCGCGAACCACTCCTACACCTTCACGCTGCCGCGGGTGAAGATCGTGCAGGCTGGCCCCGCGATTCCCGCCTCCGGTGAGCTCCTGACGCAGGAGATCGCCTGCGAGGCGACGACCGACGCCCTCGGCGCAATCTGCTCGCTCACGAGGGCCACGGCATGACGCACCCCCTCGACCACTGGCGAAGCGATGCGGAGGGCGAGCGGCGTGGCGTGTGGGTGGAGCTCGGCGGCGGCGTCGCGTTCCTGGTCACCCGCATGGGAGGGCAGAACCTCCAGGCCCTCGCCGACCTGGCCCGGCTGCCGCAGATCCCCGACGACGCCAGCCCCGAGGAGCGGTTCAAGGCCGACGCCAACGCGCTTGCATCCGTCTTCGTGCAGGACTGGCGCGGCATGCCGATCCCGTTCTCCAAGGCCGACTGCTACGCCGAGCTCGAGCAGCTCCCCGACCTGGTGCAGCACCTGAAGGGGGTGATCACCGACCGGGCGACGTTTCGCGCCGTCGATCGAAAGGGACCGGCCGGTGATCGCCGCGTGGCTCCGGTGGTCGACTGGGATGCAGGCAGCGGGGGCACATCTTCGGATGGCGGCCGCGCGCGGTCTGGTGGATCCGACTGCACTGGACGCGCCGAAGCTCTCACCAACGGGAACGCTCGCGCTGGAGATCTACCGCCTCTCTCGGGGTGAGAGCGGGCCGCGCTTCGAGGCCGTGGCCGCGGCGGCGGATCGGGTCGGGTGGGACGTGTGGGACGCCTGGGCGATGGCCCTGGGCGTGCACGAAGAGGTGGAGAGGGCGAGCCGTGGAGATCAAGCTCAAGGCCGAGGGGTTTGACCGGGCCGTCGCGAACCTCTCGAAGCTGACGCCTCGACTGCAGCGCAACGTGATCGCCGCCTCGAATCGCGCCGCGATGCGCGTCTACCTGAATGCCGCGATTCCGGCCGCCCCCGTGCGCAAGCCGAAGACGCCCGGCTCGGTGGTCTTCGGCCTCGGCGGGAAGCCCCGCGTCCCGGGCTACCTGCGCCGGCAGCTCAAGGTGAAGGCCGTCAGCAAGAAAATCAGCTTGGGGGCGATCTCTCACGTGCTCCACAAGCGGGGCGCCTACTACCTGCGCTTCGTGGTTCAGGGCCGCGGCGGGCGCGGCAAGGGATCCACCCCAAACCCGTTTCTCTCGCGCGTGTACACCGCGAACCGCTCTCGGGTGGTCGCGGCCTGGTCGCAGGAGTTCGTGAAGCGCTACGAGCGGGAGGTGAGGCGACTCCATGGGTGACCTGGCAACGCTCGCCATCAAGCTCGAGGCGCAGTCGGCCACCTTCGACCGGCAGCTCAAGGAGTCGGGGCGCCAGCTCCGACGCCTCGAGCAGCAGACCAAGAGCTCGGCCGGCGGATTCGAGACCCTGGCCAAGAGCGCCCGGCTCTTCGTGGGCGTGCTCTCGGCCGGCGCCCTGGCCAACTTCGCCCGCCAGCAGACCGCCAACTCTCGCTCGCTGCTCGAGACGTCCGACCTCCTGCGCCTGAACACCGACCTCCTGCAGGGGCTCCAGTTCGCGGCCCGGGAGGCGGGCCAGAGCGCCGAGGTCATGAACACGAGCCTGCAGCGGCTGATCCGCCGCGCCGACGACGCGAAGCGGGGCGTCCCCGAGGCCGTGAGGATCTTCGAAGACCTCGGCATCTCGATCGAGAGCCTGCGCGAGTCGACGAGCGAGGAAGTGATCCTGCGCTTCGCCGACGCGATCCAGCAGGCGACCCGCGAGGGGACGGATCTCTCCTACCTGGCCAAGGCGCTCGACACCGAGGGGGTGCGGGTGGGCGTCGCGTTCCGCCAGGGCAGCGAGGGCGTGCTGGCATTCTCCCGCGAGGCGCAGCGCGCGGGGAACGTGATCGAGAAGGAAACGCTCGTCCAACTGAGCGCGCTCCAAGTGCAGCTCGACGTCATCGGCAAGGCATCGCAGAACCTCGCCAGCGGCGTCCTGAGCGGCACTCTCGACCTGATCGGCAAGGCGTGGCAGGGGACCGGGATCGCGCTGGGGACGGTCTCACGAGAGCTCGGCGAGTTCTTCGGGAAGTATGGAGGCCCGACCAACGGCGAGCGGCTCTCGCAGGGATTCTTCGCGGTCGCCGACGCCATGAGAGACGTACGCGAGGCGGCCTATTCGCTGACCGCCGAGGGCGCCTCGGCCGACCGCGCGCTGCGTGAGCGGATCGACCTCACCGAGTCCTACTCGTCCGCCCTCGGCGAGCTCGACCAGAGCCTCAAGCAGACCGGCGAGAGCGCGGGCGCCTACGCCCGGCGCGTCGAGAACGAGGCCGACCAGTTCGTGCGCGGGCTGCAGCTCTCCGAGCAGCGCAAGCGGTACGCCGCCGAGCAGCGCTCCCTCGAAGCCGGCGACACGTTCAAGACGCAGCTCACCAGCCAGGCCCGCACCATCGAGGACACGTTCCTCACGACCAACGAGCTCGTGCTCGGCTCCACCGTCACCACCGCCTCGGGCATGGCCGACGCCTTCGCGCAGTTCGCGGCCACGGGCAAGCTGTCGATGAAGGACTTCGCCCGCTCGGTCTCGGCCGACCTGCTGCGCGTGCTCTCGCTGCAGACACTGGTGCGGGGGTTCGCGCGCATCGGCGGGGCGCTCGGGATTCCGAGCTTCGCGGACGGTGCGGCGTTCCAGGGTGGCCGGGTCGTGCCGTTCGCCAGCGGGGGGATTCTCGACCGGCCCACCTACTTCGGCCTCTCTGGCGGCCGCACGGGGCTCATGGGCGAAGCCGGGCCGGAAGCGATCATGCCGCTGGCCCGAGGCCCCGGCGGCAAGCTCGGCGTCCGAGCGACGGGCGGCGGCGGGGTCTTCGCGCCTTCGATCAACGTGACCGTCTCCGCGCCCGCCGGCGGCGAACGTGAGGGCCGGGCCTTCGGCCAGGGCGCCGGCGTCGAGATCAACCGGGCGCTGCGCGGCGCCTTCCAAGCCTACCTGCGCGACGAGAGCCGCGCGGGCGGGCTTCTGAGGCCGGCGGCATGAGCGACACCTTCACACCCCCGGTGACGCCCTCGGTGGGCGGCGTCCGCATCGCGACGACGCCGCGCGTCATCGAGACGAAGCTCGGGGACGGCTACTCGCAGCGCGCGGCCGACGGCCTGAACGCGCTCGCCCGTGCGGTGAGCCTGCGCTGGGACACGCTCTCGCGCGCCGATGCCGACTCCATCGTGGCGTTCTTCGAGGCCCACGGCGGCGCCGAGCATTGGCTCTATGCCGTGCCACCCGGAGGCACCACCCGCAAGTGGGTGCTCCGCTCGTGGGACCGCTCGCCGACCACCGCCCTCACGGATTCGATCTCGTGCGAGATCGTGGAGGTGTTCGACCTGTGAGCACGATCGCGCCGCCGGATCCGGCCGTCGACGAGCGGCTGCAGCAGTTCGAGCTCGGGACCGTGGTCGAGCTCTTCCAGCTCGACCTCTCGCCCATCCTGGCGGCGGCGCCGACGCTCTACTTCACGCCGAGCGCCTACCCCGACGGCGCCATGATCCGGTGGGACGGCGACGCCTACGTGCCCATCCCCATGGAGGCCGAGGGCTACGACGTCGACCCGCGCGGCGCCGTGCCGCAGCCCCTGATCCGGGTCTCCAACGTCTCGCGCATCCTCTCGCCGATCCTCGACTCCACCCAGGAGCTGCGCGGCGCCATCGTGACCCGCCACCAGGTCGTGACCGACTGGCTCGACGCGGGCGTGGATCCTCAACCGACCTGGTACCTGCGCCGCGACCGACACCGCGTCGAGCAGCTCGCCACCCGCTCGGCCGAATGGCTCGAGTTCAGGCTGGCAGCCACGCTCGACCGCGGCGACGAGCAGACCCCGCGCCGCCAGGTCGTGCGCGATCTCTGCCTCTGGACGTATCGCCGCTGGGATCCCGTGGCGGCGGACTGGGACTACAGCCGCGCGACCTGCCCCTACACGGGCACCACGACCTTCTGGAAGAGCGACGACTCCGTGACCGTCACCGAAAGCGAGGACCGATGCAGCAAGAGACTCTCGGGGTGCCGCCTGCGCTTCGCTGGCGCCCCGAAACCGTTCGGGGGATTCCCCGGCGCTGGCGCCACGCGGTAGCCGAGTTCGCAGCGCAGGCCGAGCACTCCGACCAGGAGCTCGTCGGGCTACTCTGGAACGAGTACCCAGGCGCGCCGCAGATCGAGGTGCTGCACAACAGCGCGTCGACGCCCGAGGTCTGCTTCGAGGCCGCCGGGTCGCTCGCGTCGGGTGTGGTCGCCGTCGTGCACTCGCACCCCCGCGGCTGCGCCTGGCCGAGCGTCTCGGACCAGGCCCAGCAGATCGCGACCGGGGTGGCCTGGATCATCGCGCCGAGAGGCGCCGAGCCCTTCGGCTGGGGCGGGCTGATCCCGACCGATCACCTGCTGCAGCGGCCCTTCCGGTGGGGCGTCACCGACTGCTGGGGCGCCGTCCGCGACGGTCTGCGCTCGCTCTACGGCGTGAGCGTCTCGAGCTACCCCCGCGAATGGCAGTTCTGGCGCGAGCCCGAGGGCGCGCTCTTCGAGGGGCGGATCCGGGCCGAGGGGTTCGAGGTCGTGAGCGACGACCTGGCCGAGGCGTGCGAGGGGGACGTCGTGCTCTTCCGGCTGCACGCCCCGGTCTACAACCACGCGGCGCTCGTCGTGCCGGGTGGTCAGCTCTACCACCACCCGAGCGCGAGCAGGCCATTCGATCCGACCCAGCCGGCGCGCGTGGAGCCGAAAGAGCGATGGGGCGGGATTCCGTGCGGGGTGTGCCGCCGTGTCTCGTAGGATCATCCTGCACGGCGGACTCGCCGATGTCTTCGGCGCCAGGGAGATCTCGCTCGACGTGCGGAGCCCGGCCGAGGCCGTGCACGCGCTGCTCGAGCAGTGCCCGCGCGCGCGCCACGTGATCGAGCCGGCCGAGTGGAGCGTGCTGGTCGACGGCAAGGATCTCGACCTGCGCGCCTACGTGGCCGTGATGCCGTTCGAGACGATGGAGATCCGGCCCGCGCTCTACGGCGCCGAGGGCAAGGCGGGGCCGTTCAAGATCCTCGCCGGCTTCGCCCTGATCTTCGGCGCCCTCGGCCTGGCCGCGTTCGTGGGTGCGACCACCGCCGGCGCGGCCGGCGCCATCGGTCTCGGCGCGGGGTTCAACGCCACCTTCCTGGGCGTGAGCCTCGGCACGTTCGCGAAGCTCGGCGCCGTCGTCGCGCTCGGCGGCATCGTGCGCACGCTGTCCCCCAGCCCGAAAGCCAACTTCGACGACCTGGCCGACGCGGCCCCGTCATACACGTTCCCCCTGCTCGGGCAGCAGACCCAGCAGGGCGCCCGGGTGCCCATCGTCTACGGCCGCGCCGTCACGGGCTCGGTGGTGGTCTCGGAGCTCGAGACGGTTTCCGGCGAGTACGGCCCTACCGAGTCGGGTCGTCACCCGATCACCAGCAAGAGCACCGTTGAGCTCGTGGAGCTGATCTCTGAGGGCCCGATCGAGGGCATTGAAGGCGGCCTCGCGGGCGTGCTCCTCGGCGACGTGCCGATCCTCGCGAGCGATGGCAGCAGCAATTTTCCCGGCGTCGAGATCGAGGTGCAGGTCGGCGAGGACGACCCGTCGGGCTTCATCGTGACGCAGACCGGCCGCCCCAAGCCTGTCGGACTGCAGATGCGCTACTCCGACTCGCCTCTGGTGACGTCTATTGATGGCGCCGTGGAATGGACCATCACGGACCCGGCCGTAGATGAGTGCATCGCCACCTTCTCGGTTCCCCAAGCGTTCGAGCTGTCCGGCGGGTCGCCGGTCGATACGCTGGTCGGCGCCGACCTCGACATCCGCTCGGACGGCGGCGCGTGGGCCAACACACAGTATCCATGGATCCAGTCGGGCGACGCCCCGCTCGCGATCGAGACGCACGGCGGCAGCGCCTACAACGGGAATCTCTCCGGGCTTGGCGGCTTTTTGCTCGGGGAATTTTGGGTGCTTTGCGATGCCTCAGGGACACCCGGCGTGGCCTATGGCGACCAGGTAACCGCGTGGGTGGAGATGGAGTTCCCAGTCCTAGATCCGGGCGTCTGGTATCGGTTCCCGGCGACTTTCACATTCACCGCCGACGCCACCGCCGAAGCCGTTGTGAATGCTGCCTACTCGCCCTTCCTGGCCGCCAAGTGCGAGATCCTCTGCAACCCCATGCTCTACTTCACGGGATTCGATCGAGCGAACCCATGGAACGCGCGGCTCGGATCCGACTTCGCCACCCGGTATCCATCCGACACGGGGTGGGTCGTGACTTCCACCGCGGCGGACATCGCCGCAAACGGCGGCGGTCTGCTCCCGTGGACGTCGCACACCGGCACGTGGGTGGCCGACGGCTACGCGCCCAACGGATTCGAGTTCCAGATCCGCACCGGCCCGCTCTCGAGCTACGGCCCGCCGCCCTACGACCTGCGCGCGCGCGCTCTCTACAAGACCGACGCGCTCCCGCCCGGCGAGCTCGCGAACAAGGTCTACGTGAAGAGCTACACCGAGGTGATCCGCGAAGAGCTCTCCTATCCGCGCTCAGCCGTGGTCAAGCTCACGATCCCCGCCGAGGTCGTGGGCGGCCAGATCCCGCGCCGGACCTACCGCGTGCTCGGCCGGAAGCTCCGCATCCCCACCGGCTACGACCCGGTGGCGGGCACCTACCCGGGCACCTGGGACGGCACCTACCAGGCGAGCGAGGTCTGGAGCGACAACCCCGCCTTCGTGCTGCTCGACTACCTGACGAGCTCGCGCTACGGCGCCGGCCTCGACGACGCCGACGTGGACAAGTGGAGTCTCTACGAGGCGGCCAAGCGCTGCGACACGAGCGTGGCGGCGTGGGGCGGCGGCACCGAGCGGCGCTACCGCTTCGGCCACGTGTTCCAGGCCAAGGACGACGCACTTAAGGCCGCGATCACGATCGGCGCCGCCATGGACACGACGCTCTTCTGGGCCGACGGCCGCACCTGGTTCGCGCAGGCCAAGCCACGCGATCCCGTCCGGTTTTTCGGCGCCTCGAGCGTCGCCGAGGGCCGATTCGCCTACACGGGCGCGAGCGTTCAGGCCGTGAAGACCCTCGCCCTGGTCGGGTGGGTGGATCCCGACCGGCCGCTCGAGGCGCCGCTGGCCGTCGTGGAACGGCCCTACCTCGAGGAGCGCTTCGGGGCGCGGGAGCTCGAGATCAAGGCCGTGGGCGCCATCACCGAGGGCCAGGCGCTGCGAAAGGGCCGCTACGAGCTCATCGCCGGCGAGCGCGAGAGCGAGCTCTGCCAGTTCTCGCTGCCTGCGGCCGAAATGAACTTGGCGCCCGGCGAGGTCGTGGCGATTCAGGACGCGCACCGCGCGGCCGTCCGGCTCTCGGGCCGGGTCGTCGCGATCAGCGGCGGGGGCTCCACTCTGACGCTCGACGCCACCGCGGCGGGTCTGATCGCGATCTCGGACTCGATCGCCGTGGCCTATCCCGACGGCGGCATCCACGAGACCACCGTGGCGGGTGTCGGCGGGCCGCTGGTGACGCTTACCACCGGCGTCGACGTGGGCCGCGCGCGCGTCGGGATGCCGTGGATGGCGACGGGCACCGAGTGGGAGCTCTGGCGGGTGATCGCGCTCGAGGCGGGAGGCGGCGGCCGCTACGACTGCACCGCGCACCGCCTCGATCCCGATCTCTGGACCGAGGTCGAAGACCTGACCGATCCCGGCTCGCCGCTCGTGGTCACGCTGCCCTCGGCCCCGGCCACGCCGGTCGTCACGGGCGCCGCCTGGGAAAACTACTTCGCCACCCATCTCGAGACGACGGCCCGGCAGCGCCTGGTGGTGCTCTTCACGAGCACGGGCACCTGGGCCGAGTTCGCCGTCGGCGCCCCGGCGCTGCCGGTCTTCGGTCGAGCCGTCTACGAGACGATGGGCGACGAGCTCCGCGTCGAGATGGAAGGCGTGCCGGCCGGCGACGTGGTGACCGGCACGCTCACCGCCTGGGATGCCGCGCACACTGCCGTGTCGAGCGGCGCCGCCGTCAACGCAATCAAGTTCCCGCACCCGACGGTGGCGGCGCCGACGTTCTCGACCGAGACGCAGGCCGAGACCGCCGAGGGTGTCGAGATCCGCGTCGAATGGGGCGCCGTCGCAGGCGCGGGCTACTACCTGGTGATCGCCTCGCACGACGGCGAGACCGTGGAGGACGCACGATGGGAAACCGACAACCTGCTGGCCCGCTACACCTGGCCCGCCGGCTCCACCGACTACTCGCTGCGAGTCTACGCGCGCACCGATCACGAGCAGGCGTCTTCGCTCTCGCTCTTCACGCCCTGATCGCCCACCCCGCCAATGGCCAGCTCATTACCTGGGACGCCGACTCGGTGATCTTCGACGATGCCGAAGACCTGCAGACGAAGTACGACGAGGGCGACCTCGGCGGGGGCGGGGGTGGCGGCGGCACCGAGAGCGTGGGCGGCATCACCTCGACGGTGACCGCGACCGACGACTTCCGGCTCGGCACCGCGCTCTGCGAGGACGCCGCCGGCGTCGACGCGCCGTGTCTCTACTACAACGTGGCCACCGGCACGCTCACGCTCAACCGGCCCCAGGACGGCTCGCCGGCGCGCATGGAGATCGTGAGCGGCCAGGCGGCGGGCGACTCCCAGGAGCTCGCCTGCGAGGCCACCGACAACGGGCAGGCGTGCATCTACGTTCAGGCCCCCGACCAGCTCGTCGAGCCCGTGCAGCTCGTGGCCCGCTCGCTGCTCTGGGACTCCGACGTCGATGCTCCGGGCTGGGGCGCCACCGAAAACGACGTCGTGCTCGGCGGCTCGACCCTGAACGATACGACCCACCTCCGGCGGATCGAGATCGAGATCGACGGGGTGAGATTCACGACGGCGCAGGTCGGGCCACCCGCGCCCTCGATCCTCTACGGGTACGTGCTGGACCCGGCCGGCACGGCTCTCACGGGGGGCAACTACTACTACGAGAGCGCGCTCAGGCACTCGAACATCCTCGGCGCGGCATGGGAGGTGGGCAAAAACGAGGGCTTCTTCTCGTTCGGCCTGCCGCGCGTCTCGACGTCGACGAACGTCGGAAACTATCTCTCGGGCACGGTCACGCTCTGGATGCCAGCGATCGCCGGGGCGTCGTACCGCGCGACCTGGGATCTCCTGCACCGGGAGGGGGGCACGTCGAGCGCGGCGCGCATCGTGCGCGTCGAGGGCAGTGTCGACTACTCGGCCGCGAGCTCGGGAAACCCCACCGGGATCATGCTGCAGACCTACAGCCCCACCGACTACCTCGACATGAGCGCCGCCCGGGTGAGAATCTACGGATGGGAGTGAACCGGCCCCTTGCGCTGCTGGTGCTGCTCGTGCTCCTGGCCCCGTGCACAGCGGCCGCCAGAGGCCGAAACGTGGGCGGCCAGGCCAGCCAGGTGCTGCTCGTCATCACCGACGACGTGAGCACGTGCGCGCTCGCCGGCTTCGACTGCGCCGAGCCCGACCCGCTCGAGACGCCCGCGCTCGACTCAATCACCGCGGTGAAGGTGAGCGCGACCTACACGGCGCCGCTCTGCGGCCCGACCCGCGCCGAGCTCCATGCGATGGGATTCGCGACGTCGACCTGGTACACGGGGCTCGCGGCCACCGGGGGCGGGAAAGCGCCCTATGACGCGCCGTGGTCCGCGCGGATGCTCGCCGCGGCCGGAGTGCCGGCGAGGCTCCACGGCAAAGGCCACTTTCAGACCGACGCGGGCTACTGCTCCGACGACGACGCACCGTGCTTCTACGACGAGACGTGCGGCGGGGGCGAGGTCTGCGAGTTCGCGCTGCCGACGCTCGAAGAGTCGAAGATCACCGGCCTGCTCGACACCGGGTGGGAGCTCGACGGGATGATCCCGGCCAACGCGGGCGACTATCTCGCCTGGACGTCCGCCGCCGGCAGCCCGGATCCGGGCCGGGACCACTCCTTCTCGCAGGCCGCCGAAACCACCTACCGCGACGACGTGACCGTGGCCGAGGCCGCCGCCTGGATCGAGGCCCGCGCCGCCGGCTCGCCCTGGCTCACCGTCGTCAACCTCGCGAACCCCCATATCCCCTACCACCTGCCGCCCGGGCACTCGCCGGTGGGCGACTGCACGGTGGGCGCCGGCGACACGGAAACGGACTGCTTCGCGCCGATGCTCGACGAGTCCTACAACGGCGCGCTCGCGTACCTGCTGGGCGCCGTCGACCCCGCGCGCACCTGCGTCATCGTCATGGCCGACAACGGCACACAGGACCAGGTGAACCAGACCGTGATGCGAGGCAAGAAGGGCGACCTCTGGGAGGGCGGCATTCGGGTTCCCTCCCACTGGTCGCGGGCGTGCTTCGGTCGCGGCATCGAGGCGGATCCGTCGATCGAGGTTTCGCACGTCGACGTGATGCGCTTCGCGCTCGAGCTCGTCGGCGCCTACGACCCGACCGCCTGGGAGGAGATCCCGGCGAGTGCAGCCTGGGATCCGCGGGTCGCGGCGCCACGCGTGAACCAGACCAGCGATCTGCAGAGCTGGGCGCGCGGCTACTGCTCCGGCGAAGGCTGCCGCGACCGCACCGGGAAGCTCGCCCACCTGGCCATGGATCAGCGCGGGAACGCCGTCTACGTGCTGAACGGCTACAAGCTGCTGCGCTCGTTCGTCGACGAGCTCGACGGCGCCCCCGAATCCCTCTACGCGCTGCCCGACGAGCTGACCGACCTCTGCGCCGGGGACTGCGCCGGGAACCTCACCGGGCCGGCCCTGGCTGCCTACCAGGCGATCTACGCGCAGTTCGACCGGCTCCACGGCCCGGCACGTCCCGCCGAGCTCTCGGTGCTCTCGTTCTCCCACTCGAGCGGCACGCTCTCGCTCACCTCCGGCGCCAATGACTTCCACGTCTCCAACGCGCGCGGCGACGACCTGGCCGCCGACTGGAACCTGAATCTCACCGCGATCGTGTGCGACCTCGACATGGGCCTGGGCCTGGGGGTGGAGCGCTTCGCAGCGCAGCCGACGCAGACCCTGGTAGGCACATTCAGCTCGCAGATCACGATCACGAAGACCTACTCGGTGCCTGGCAGCTACGAGATCACGGGGACGTGCTTCGACGCGCTCGAGCCGAGCGACGTGCTGGCCGTCTCGGGAACCTGGACGCTGTGAGGGGGGGGGACCATGGGGGGACTGCGCTCGAACGTGCTCGTGGGGCTCGTGACCGCCGCCGTGCTCGGCGCCATCGCGGCGGCCGCAGCGATCCCCGTCCGCCTCTCAGACGTCGAAGAGCGCGCCGCCCACGTAGCAGAGCGGCACGACCAGGACGTGACCGAGATCCGCGCGCGTCACCGGATCGACCTGGACGGCGTGGACGTGCGGATCGCGGCCTCGGAGCGGGTCGACGACGCCGTGGTGCAGATGCTCGAGACGGTGCAGATGCAGGTGCTCGGAGTGCAGCACATGGCCGAGCGGCTGCTCGCGCTCGAGGCGAAACAACAGGGCCTCACGGCCCGAAGCACGCCCGACGAGGGCGACGGGGGGTGACATGGACGAAATGCCGAGCGAGCTGATCGGGTGGGCGACCTTCATCGGGGGAATCCTCGTGACCGTGGCCGTGGTCGTGCTGACGCGCGTGGCGCCGCGCACGAGCACGAAGCTCGACGACCAGGCGCTCGAGCTGCTGCAGAAGGTGAAGAGCTGGGCGGACCCGAACGACCCGAACGTGCCGCCTTCGCCCTCGAATCCGTCCGGAAAGGCGTGAGCGCCGTCATCGGTTCGCTGGTCACCGGGGGCGTGGCCCTGGTGCCCATCGTGTGGCTGCTGGTCGGCTGGCGGCGGGCCGTGCGCCGCGCCGCCGCCCTGGAGGTGACCGTCGATGCGCTGCGATCCCAGGTGGCCTCGCTGGTCGAGGAGATCGACGCTCTGGCTCTCGCTCCTCCTGACATGGACGAGCAGCGCCGCGTGCTCGAGCGTCTCGGGCGTCCCGTCTGAGCGCCATTGCCCGAAGCCGAGCGCGGAGGAGACGCGCGACTATGCGTCGCTCGGCGACCGGCCGGCGACCCGGTGGGTCGGCCGGCTCATCGCCTACTGCTGGCCCGCCGAGCTCGGGGAGGTGCGCCGTGGGGATTGAGGTCGCGGGGATCCTGACGCTCTGCCGAACGGCGCAGCTCCAGACCGGGGTGCGGGGCGTGCTCTACCTGCCGGGCGGGCGCTCGGTGCACACGCTCGAAGACGACCCGATCCCGCCCGGGGTCTACTTCATGCGGCCAGACCAGACCGGGCGGCACACCCACTTCGTCGTCGAGCGGGTGCCGGGCTCGCGGGTGGCCGTGCCGGCGGTGATCGACGACCAGGGCCGCGAGGTCGCGCCGGCGCGCACGTCTGTCGAGTGGCACCTCGGCAACTCGCTGCGGGACTCGCGCGGCTGCGCAATGCCCGGCCTCGCCACGACGCCCCACGGCCTGGTCGACTCGGGCACGGCCATGGAGGTCATGCGCGCCGCCCTGCACCGCGACGACCCGAATCCCCCGGCGTGGGTGCTCGAGATCCGGCAGGTGGCCGCGTGAGGCGGGCCGCGGCGTGCGCCGCGCTGCTGGCCGGTGTGCTCGTCGCCGCGCCCGCGATCGCCACGCCTGAGGGCACCGAGCGGCTCTGGCGCGTCCGGTGGATCGACCCGAATCCCGGCGCCCCGACCACGCGCGAGCTCCGCGTGATCGACGACCAGGCCGAGCCGCTCGAGCTGTTGCACACGGGCCGGAGCGTGCGGGCCGACGGCACCGAGCTCGGCGTGGGATGGATTCGGGGCGACGCGGCGCCGGTGGCGCGGGGCGTGCTGGTCGCCCGGCCTGGCGAGCCGGCGGCTCAGTCGTCGCCGAGCTCGCCGCTCGAGCTGCGGCACGGGGTGCTCGTGGCCTCGCCGGTGCCCGAGCCTTCGGTGGGGGTGGGGGTGATGGTGGGCGGCGTGGGGCTGCTGGCGATCCGGCACTCAGCCCGCCGTCCCGAGCTCGGGCATCTCGTCGCCCCTCCCGGGGCCACGGTCCACGTCCGCCCCGGAGACGCCATCGAGGCCGAGGTGCGTGGCCTCGGGCTGGTGCGGATCGAGGCGCAGTCTCAGGGCGTTCTGGGCGGCGTGGAGTGGGTTGTGTGGCGCGCTCTGGCGGCGGTGGGGCCTGAGTACGATCTGCGCGTGCGCGCTCGCAGCGGGGCGCAGGTGAGCCCGTGGAGCGAGTGGCGCACGATGGTGGGCGATCCGGTGGAGGAGTGCTCGGGGGATGACGGGGCGATCGGCGTCAGCGACCTCGGGTGGGTGCTGATGCGGATCGGGGAGCCGGGGCGGCTTTGCCGGCGGGAGTAGGGCGCGGCGGTTTGACCTTACCTCGGCATAGGTGCCGGACCCACCCGCGGCGCGTGAGCGCGGCTTGCCCGAGCTGTAGCCCGCACTTGGGGCAGAGGACGTACTGACCAGCACCCATCACCCATCCTCCACCGCCCCGTCCGGGGCGGCTGTGCGTACGCCCGTAGCGTCCACGATTCCGGCCGGTGTGGGGGATAGCGGCCGGGATTGTGGTCAATCGTCTTTCTGTGCGCCGTCAGGGGCGGCTGTGCGTGAGGTGACCGTCACGCCATCGACTCCGGCTCCTCGCTGCGACGCCTGAGGGCCGCGCTCAGCGCGTCCCTGATCCACGCCGACCGCGAGTCGGCCTCGGCCTCGGCCGCCTCATCCACGCGCGCCAGCAGCGTCTCGGGGAGCGTGATAGCCACCGTCCGCATGTGGCCGTCCGCCGTGGTCGCGCCACGGGGACGGCCGGCGCCGGGGCGGGGGCCGCCGCGGGGGGCCATCAGGCCACCGCCCAGATCAGTCCGGGGTCCGCGGCCGCGATCTCCTCGGCCTCGTCGATGCTGATCCCGTCGCGCGCCTCCTCGATGGGGGTCGTGTAGTGGTGCAGCTCGCATCCGGTCTCGCGGGCCAGCTCGATGGCATCCCACCCATGGACGACCGGCGCGACGTGCCACGCATCGAGATCGCCGCACAGCTCCCGGGTCTCATCGTCGCCGAAGATCATGGAGCCGCCTTCGGCGCGCACGTCGTAGCCGGCATCTCGGTGCATTGATGCCAGAGCCTCAGCCGGGTCGGCCCCCTGGTAGATTCCCATCACCGCTCCCTGCGCCTTGCCCTCGATGTAGTAGCTGGCCATCGTCTCTCTCCTGTCGTCGCCTCTGGGCTCATTCCCTCGCGACACCCACACTATATCGGCTCGTATGATATAGCGCAATAGGAAAACCATGGGAAAATGATTCTCTCACATATCATGCTGGCTGGCAGTCGGTGCATTTGAACACCTTGCCGCACCCACGGGGTAGGACAGTACCCGGCAGAGCGGCCTGCGCGACCGTCCGACCGTGAGCCTCCGCCGAATCCGTCGTCTAGGTGGATGGACAGCGTTTCGGGGTGATTCCGGCATCTGTAGATTGCGAGTTCGGGGGCGTCAGTCGGCAAGGGTGTGCTCCTCGCGCATCACGCAGTACCAGACACCCTCGATCTCGGCGTGGACGCGCGCGCGTCCTGTGTCGTCGATCTCAAGCCTGAGCGCAGAAATGCTCAGTTCCACGGCTCATCCCCTGGAGACTCTCCGAAGTGCTCCGCTGCGAGCGCGCACAACGCCATGCCCCAAAGTTGGTTGCTGGGCGGCGACCACGACGCCCGCCACGCCTCGTGGCACTCCTCCGCGACGGCGCGCCATGTGTAGCCGTCCTCGCAGCGGAGACGGCGAACGAGCGCGCACCGATCAGGTGTGAGCACATCACGCAGCGCGATCATCGCCGTGTCGTGCGTGCGTTTGGCGGCGCCGGCCAGCTCGCGCAACGTCTCGGCGTCGCTGATCTCGTAGACCTTGATTTCAGTCGGCATCGGGCAGCTCCCTCTGCGGCTGCGGCAGATACGCCAACGTCCGCAGGTCGGCACCGCAGCCAAGACACTCGATGTAGCCGCTCTCGTACTCGACTGCGGGCTCGGTGTGCGTGCATTCGCTCGCCTTGCAGGCCGCGCAGCGACACCGCGAGTCGTGGCGGGTGGCGGGGTTAGTCGGCATCGGGCAGCTCCGGCGGAATCGGCGGCTTCAGCTGGTGAAACCACTCCCACTCGAGGCGGTCCGAGAGCCATTGCAATGCAGCACGCTGCTCACGCTGCGAGCCCATCTCGTCGAAGGCGGCGTATGCCCTCGACAAGCGGCTGACCCATGTGTCCGCGTTGTTCTTCGCCATCTACTCGCCCCCCTCAAACAAGTCGCGCTGGCCCGGATCAGTCTGCCCCTTCACGTCGGCGCGTTCGAGGCGCATCGAGCATTGCTGGCCCAACGGTCGGCCCTGGTCGATCAACATGCTCAGCACCTCGCGTAACGGTGCCTGCCCGTCCTTGCATTGGGTGCCGTTGTGGGCCATGTGCGCGCCGACGATCGGGCATCCCGAGTAGCCCGTGATGCTCTCGTCTCGCTCCTGAAACCAGCAGCCTTCGCACTCGGCGATCTCGAAGCTCGTACCTTCGGTGCCGTTCGAGAAGTAGGCCATTCACTCGCCCCCCTCGTCGCCCGCTGCGAGGGCGGGCGGAAACCATGACAGCGTGAGCATCGTCTTGACTTCGTCGCCCCACTCTTCGCGAAACGCCTCGTCGGCCGGCACCTCTACCAACAGGCCGCGATCCACCATCTCGTCAGAGAAGCTGCCGCCGTCGATGTCGCAGCCATCCCAGACCTGACGCGCGCACCATTCGATCGCATCACACAGCCGCTCGTTTCGGATCGTGTCGGCCTGGTTCGCGAGGCGCGCCTGGAGCTCGTCGATCTTTCGCCGGCGCCGCTCGAGCTCGAGCACCATCTCGGCCGGGCTCACTGGCTGACCATCCACGTCAGCAGGAACCGGAACGCGGCCCAGAAGACCAGGCCGGCGACGACCACGCACGAGAGCACGAGCAGCGCCTCGCCGGCCGTCTGCCAGATTCCCGAGCGGCGCCGGAACCTCTCCACGCGGACATCCTTCGCGAGCTGGCGCCGGATGCGTGCGATGCGCTCTCGCTGCTCCACCTCGAGCACCGCAGCGAAGGCCGCCCTGTGGATCTCCTCCGGTCGCCGCCGTACCACCGTGGTGTGACAGATTCGGGCCATCTCTCCCCCCCATCATGCGGAATCGCATAGGCACTATGCCGCACGGTATACTCGGCGGCAAGGGGAATCGTGCAGGATGGTCTACTTCGGTTTCGGCTACGAGTGGCGGCGCTTCGGGCGGGTCTGCCGGCGCGCCTTGCGGATCTCGGCGCGCTCCAAGGCGCGGCCGATCTCTACGTAGGAGTCGCGCAGCCCCTTCTCGAGGATCAGATCGGCCACCTCGTCGATCACCTGGAGCAGGCCCTTCGACTTCGCGCGGCGGTATCGGTCGAGCGTCGCCCGCGCGAACCCCGGGTGATCGCGCATGACCCGGAGCAGCTCACGCTCGGCGCGCTCGTCGATGGGCACCACGAGGCGCCCCGTGGCCGGAGGCTCCTGGTAGATCTCGATCAGGAGCTCGTCGTAATCCCGGCCCATGAACGCAGCCACGTCGCGGATCGTTTCGGTGCGAGGGTTCCCCTTCACCTTGCCTCGGAGGATGCGGGACACGTAGCTCTGAGTGAGCCCCGTCAGCTGGGCAATTCGCGTGCCCTGGCCACGACCTGGGGGCGCCAGCGACTCGATCCACTGCCGGAACTGCGACTCGTGCGTGTGGGGCATTGCCCTATGGTATTCCGCCCCGAGGGTGGCCATCTAGCAGAACGTGCGGACTGATCCAGCTTGACGGATCAGGACGTGCGGTCTATTCGGTATGGCATGACGCTATCCGACTGGCTCCGCACACAGGGGTGGACTCAAGAGCAGCTCGCGCAGGCCGTGGGCTGCGAACAGGCCACCGTGTCCCGAATCGCTGCCGGCAAGGTCTCGATCTCCCTGCACCTGGCGCTCAAGGTCCAGCAGGTGACCGACGGCCAGGTGCTGGCCGAGACCCTGCCGATCTCGCAGAAGAGCCGCGAGGCCCTGTCCATCCTGAGGGCCGCCGCATGAAGCAGAACCGCCCCGAGTTCGTCAGGGTGCCAGCCGAGCTCGTCGACGCCGACCTGCCCGACGAGATCCTGGCCTTCGTGGTGCGCGCCCTGCGGCTCGCCTGGCAGCGGGGCATGACCCGCCAGCGTGCAGGCTCACACGGGCAGCCGATTCCGCTTTCGAAGCGCGACATCCTGTCGCTCACGAAGCGAGGCCGAGCCGATCATGCGAGGGCGTTTCTGGCCAAGCTGCCCCCCATCGTATGCGTCCAGCTCGGAGCTAGCTGGACGCTAGGGGGTGAGCTAGCAGGGGTGCTAGGACGAGGTAAGTGCCCGGCTTTGAAGGTTTCACCGGAGCGAGTCTAGCA